ATAAACCCAAACGGCGCCTTTTTCCAAAACGTTAATTTCGTGTCCAGCCGGATAAACTGGCAAATCGGCATAAGGCACAACTTCCCAAATGCCAGGGACCACGGCGTAACCGTTGGTGTCAAGCATGGTGTTATTGGCTTGCGGGGCTGTCATAAGGGAAACGGCTTGACCAGCCAAGACGCCTTGGAAAGTCACAATCACGGGACCGGCATTAAAAGAGCCAACCACCGTTACGTTGCCGGTGCCCACATTGGACAAGGCGGCAATCTTGGTTTGAATCGTGGCGGCATTGTCGTTCCAATTGATGTTGGTGGTTTGCTGACCGGCAAAATTCAATTGAATGACGCCCGACACCGGCACGTTTTGACTCATTAACGATTGAACTAAGTTTTCATACGAAACGCGGGGTACGCTTTCAATCGAAAGTGTTTCAAGAGCTACACCCAATCCGATTGTACCGGTAATGTCACTGGACGCCCCAGGAAGTTTGCAACCGTCAGCCGTTGGATTTCCACCGGCGGCCACGCCTGGGATAACTCCCGAAGCAGGAATGGAAGTGTCATTAACGACAAAGAAGCCGAACGGAACGGCCGCTTTACAAACTCTTGATAAAACGGTGCGGGGCCGCGGGTCCGCAATTTGTCCCGAACGTCCAACCCTCGGGCTTCTGGAATAACTTAATTGTGCCATTTGTACGACTCCTTTTACTTAATTAAATTCAGCCGCAACGATGAAATCCATTGAAGCGTGAAAGGGTTAAACTGCGAAGCGGACAACTCCACCAAAGAAGCCGTCGGAATTAAAGCGTTTTTTCCCGAATCGGTCGAAGGCGAAATGCTACCCGCTGGATAACCTGCGGTGCCTTGCGTTGTTTGGGTTACGATCGGTTGCGCTGGGTTGCCGTTATAAACCACGTTTTGATAAAGAACTTGAATAAAGCTTTGCGGGGCGTTGCCCAATGCGGTTTGGAAAGTGATATTGAACCCGCCCGCACCATCCGAAACGGCCGTTACGTTCGGCGCACCAATTCCAGCAAGCGCACCCAAAGCGTTTTGAATCGCGGTTGCGTCAGTCGCCAACACGCCGGTTAATGTAATCGGGGGCGTAAATTGGTTGTTGAATCCCAAAGTTATTTGGCCCGTGCAACCACTTACCTGCGTTCCATAAGGCGCTTGGAATTGAAGGTTTTGAACTTCATTGGCCGCGGCGCTTGTCGCGTAACGGACATAAGCGGTGTATTGCTTCGCCGTAACTTGTTTTTCAACGGCTACATAGCATTGGCCGTTTTGCATAACCGGAATTGCGCTAGTCGGTGGATAGTACGGGTTTAAAGAATCTTGGCTTGATTCTTTTTCTAAAGTTTGAAGAGCAATTCCCAAAGCGGCCAAACCGGTAATGTCAGAAGCGGCGGCCGGAATCTTTACCGGAATAAGTTGGTTAATGTCTTGTGCGGTTGCGGTTTGCGGTATGGTTTGGGTCGGGTCAAAAGCCACGAAACAACCGTAAGGAATGTTTACGTTTGAAAGTCCAGTTAATACTTGTCGAAATTCGTCATTGTCGTTAGTGGTTTGGCCAGGACGACCCTTGGTTAAAGCTTGGGAATATTTTGTTTGGGGTGCAAACGGCGGCGTGGTTTGTGTTTGATTGGCTAGGCCCATTATAAAAAATCCCTTTGGACTTTTTACCCGTTCCCTTTTCCTACCCCGTGGCCAAACGGTCGCCTTAGTTAGTCGCCAAGGCTATGCGAACAATCTTTATTTCTTAGAAACCGCCGGTTTGTAATCCTTGTGGCGCATTTCCTGTTTGTCTTTGTAATCTTTTTCTTTTTTGTCCTTGGCGTTTTTCTTGTCGGTTTCGGTCGGCGTCATTTCTTCGTCAACGTGCGCCGCACTTCCACCTTTACGGTTGCTTGGGTCCAGCGGGCCTTTTTCTTCTGACGACTTCCCGTTTTCGCGGTTGTCCACCAAGAAGTTGCCTAACTGGATTCCTTCAAGCACCGCCGCTTTTTCGCGCCGTTCGATCGCATCGTACAAGCCTTGGACGTACTCGGGCTTGGCGTCTTTCAATTCAATCGGCTGTTCGGAAATCTTGGCGTCGGCCAAGATAACCATTTTCATCAAATCCAAATCGGTGGTGTCTTCGAGCTTGGCCAATTCGTCCTTGCTATCCAAGAATTGAGACAAGACGGCCATTTTCATTTGACGGGCCGCGGCTAATTTTGAAATCGTCTTGGGGTCGGCGGCGTCCAGGTGCTTCTTTTTCAGGGTTTCCAATTCGCGTTCGGCGGCGTCCTTCTGGCCCTTCATTTTTTCTTTCTCTTCTTTTTCCGAATCCATCTTGGTTTGTAGGTCGTCGCACATTGTTTTGGCGTCGCGCAATTTGTTCGCGTGTTCTTTGCTGTCTTCGTGAAGCTTTCCAATTTCCTTGGTCAATTTTTCGTGGGTGGCGGCGTCCATTTCCATTTCAACGGTCGTTCCGTCCAACAACTTAACTTGGTATTTCATTGCGTCCCCCCTGGATTCGCCCGTAGGCGGTTCGTCAAATTCAAGACCATCTTGAAAGTAAAATTCTTTCCTGTCAAGCAATAATGTTTTGTCGGGGCCCTGGCGACCTTGGGGCACACCCGCGACGTGGTTGTAAGTTATGTCCACTTGTTGGTCGTCGTAGTGGTGGACCTGTCCGGTTTCGTTGTCTTTCCATTCCCCGCCTTCGTCGTCAATCGTCGCCATGTACCCGCAAGATAATTGTTTTATGCCGTTTTTAATGTCTTCTTGGGCGTCTTTGTCTTCGATGATTACGAAACCGCCAAGTAATTTTGAACCGACTTTTCGCACTTCGCCCGATACATGGCCTTTGCGGTAAAGGGCTACATTGTCCGGCGTCACCATTTCCGGCGGGTGCCGTTTGGTGTAAGGGGCGTCCATTAAAGTTTTCATTGATTCGGGTTTGAACACTTCAACTTCGGACCGAAGACGTTGAACCGTCTTTCTCGGGTTGTTTGCGTCGCGGTAAGGATAGACACCAACGCCGGTAAAGTTAGCCGGTATTTTCATAAACCCTTGCGGGGTGTACTCAATCTTGGAATTGTCAATTTGGATAAGGTCGAATTGTAATACGTCGCGTTTTGCCATGGGTGAAGTTTACACCCATGGCGGGGGGTCACGTCAAGGTTTAGTAAGGTTTCACTTCCAACGCATTAAGTCTTTCCAATTCATCGAATGGCAATGGCTTAATTTCTTGAATTGACCAACTCCAATGAATTGGCGTTTCAAAAAGTGCAACCACCTGTTTAGTGGTCAAATAATTTTCAGGGTGAATCTTAGCATCTTCGGCCCATAGGCGCGTTTGATGAATCCACGACATATTCTTGACGCCTTCAATTTCCAACGTTTCCCAATAACCCCAAGCGCGGTTCCGGTAATCGGCCCAAGTCTTCAATCTCAATTAGTTTTCCTGATTGGTGCGGGTCATATTCAAATGTTAATTTCGGTTCGTTCATGGTTTCACCAACTCGGGGTTTTCAAATACGTTGCCGGTCACCTCACAACCAAACCGGACATAATCGTCAACGGTGTAACTTTCCTGTCCCGCAATGTCCACAAGCCACCCGTCGGCATTAGAAAATTCAACCTTGAAGTTTCCGCACCCGCAATTGATAAAATCCCCTTCGTAAATCTCTTTTCCGTTCCCGTCCAATAGGCCGGTGAATTGCATCAATTCACAAGGCGGGTGCTGTCCTGGTTGGTCGTAGCTTTCCGAATCGTAAACGGTGCCGTCGGCGGTTAACCAATCCGGTTCGAACATTTGTTTTAGTGTTAAATCCCACGCCCTAAACTTAATTACTCTCTTCATGGCTTCCACCCTTCGGTTAACTCTTCAAAAACAGGTTTGAACATCGACGCCACGTTGCGGTTTATTTCCGCTTCGTAAAGGTTATTTGGAAACGGACGGTAAGCCACTTTCACTTCGCCGGTTACCGGATTGGCCGAACCATTGGCGCATTGTTCCACGCCATGGTCGGCCATCAATTGTTGAATTGCTACGATTTCCATTAAAACCCAAACCCTAAACAAGCCGACGTTCCCAGCAATCCGCCACCAATAAACGCAAGCGGTTGGCTGTAATTCTTCCCAGCTAAAAACGAACCGGCGACTAAAGCTACTCCCACAATTCCCGAACTATAGGCGACGGCGTAGTGCATATCTGAAAAGCCGGTGTTAACCGGTTGTGGCCGGTCAATGTCTTCGTCGGCCATTTGTGGCAAACGCGGGCATTCTGGAAAGGCTACCCCGTGGTCCAAAACCATCGTGTCCGCTTTTACTTGTCCCGCGATCATCAAGAACATTATCGCCACTACTAAACTTAACTTTTTCATAACTACCCCCGATTTAAAATTTAACTGCCTTCGACTTTAAAATCTCTTCCACTAACTCAATCCGTTTCCCAATCCACTTCATTACCGGCACCGCCATGCTATTTCCCAACGCCTTATAGCGTGGTCCGTCACTTGCCGGTTTCTTGCCGTAAGGTATTAAAGTGTAATCGTCTGGAAATCCTTGAAGCCTTTCACATTCGCGTGGTGTTAGTCGGCGTACCACCATTCCAATTTGAATCTTCGGCGTGTTTCGGCCCGTGGCGTTTTGGTTCGTTCCCATGCTTGGTGTGTGGTCACCCGTTAATAAATCGCCGGATTGGTTTTGAGTGAAGTCAACGGCGTGACTATGTGCGCTTTGCAAAGTAAAAGCGGGGTCTTTATCTTCACCAATCCCCAATCCAGTTCCTTCTCCAAGTTTTTCGCATCGAGTTGCAATTTGAGTGTTGATAGGCAAAACAATACTAGACACCCTTTGGCCTCCGGCCATTTGGTCCAGGGTTGGCACTTGTCCGTCATTTGATACTTGCGCCACTCCGTCAGGGCTTCTAGGTTGAAAGATTATAGGCTGGTGCTGGTGCTGGTGCTGGTTCGCGCGCATTGTTCCCACGCTTCCACTTTGGTCTACTGTCATTTGACTTCCCCCTTGGTCGTCTAAAACTATTAAAGGCGCACCGTCACCGTAACCGTCAGAACTAACACCTTTTGCGTCCCTTGCTTTTATGGCAGGGCTAACTTCGGGCTGGTAAGTTGTTCTTTTAGATTTCTTTCCCGAATCGCTTTTTCCGTTATTGGATTGTTCGCAACTGTTTGAAGTGCCGTTTCCAGTTGAACCGGTAACCTCTTGCCTCGTTTTTCGGCTCGGCGGATTATCCCCTGACAGGCTTTGGCGCTCAAAAAGTACCGCGCTGGCAGGTCGCCAGTCTCCAAGATATCCGATAACGAACACACGACGGCGGCGCTGCGGAACTCCAAAGTATTGAGCGTCAAGGATTCGCCACGCCACACCGTACCCGAGTTGCCCAAGCCCTGCTGTAAAACTGTCAAAGTCGTAGTGTTCGATTCCTCGGTCGTCAGTTGTCCGGCTTGATAAGACCCCAGGAACATTTTCCCAAACCACCCAACGGGGCTGTTTTGTCTCAACCAATTTAAGAAAGTGGAGGGCCAAGTTACCACGCGGGTCGTCCAATCCTTTTCTAAGTCCTGCGACGCTAAAGGATTGGCAAGGGGTGCCTCCGACAAGAAGGTCAATTGGTCTTTCATTAAATTCTTTCCTTTCGTGTAACTTTGTCATATCGCCTAAATTTAAAACGTTTGGGTAATGGTGTTGTAGAACGGCATTGGGAAACTTTTCTATTTCAGAAAACCATTGTGGTTCCCAGCCCATGCCATGCCATGCCACCGTGCAAGCTTCAATTCCAGAACACACCGAGCCGTAACGCATTAAGCCGTCACCTTGTCTTGGTAGCACAATTCAAAATTGTATTTTGTATGGAACTTCACGAAAGCTGAAGGCGTACCCTTCCAAGAGCGGTTAACTTCAACTTCGGGCCGAAATACCGATTCCCGAATATCAATTGTTTGTGAAGTTAATTTACCATTGGCAAACAAGCGGTAAACAATGTGCATTCCAAAACCAACCGACTTAACCATTTCAATAACTGACTTTTCCATAAGTAACCCTCGAACATCAATTTAACTACTCACTTATATTATGGTATCACGGTATCGTTGTCAATAGGGTATGCAATAAATCTTTGGTTAAGCGGCTACATCAAAACGGTCGAAAACTGGCACCATTACGCACCGGCATTGGATAGGCTGGCCAGGGTGTCCAAGATTCGGTGCCCCAGGACCGTCTAAATCGTAAATCTTGCCTTGTTGTGCCCAATGGCTCGGACGTGCTTTAGGGTAAAGACCATCTGGCCTTCCACGCACCCGTTCGTCGTGTGCGGTGTCCCAATAGTATTTCTTGATTCCGGCGTCGCTCAAACGTTGCTTGGAAAGGTCGCTATTAAGTTTTGCTATTTGGTCCCGCGCAATTAATCGGGCTTTTGATTTCGACACGTCAAAGCGGCCAAAGATTTCTTCGGCCACGGTGCCATGGGTCTTCCCGCCTCGAATGCCTCGGTGGATTATGTCAACTATTTGATCGTGGTTTTGTGTTCCGATTGATTTTATTAGGCTTACGTTTTGTTTAATAAAGCTTCGAACGTAAGGTTCGTGCCAAAGCTCTTCGGCCAGGTTCGTGCCGCCGATAACCGACAACACCCGCGCCAAGTCCGTTGAATTAAATTTACTCGTTAAGCTGGCGTAGTTTTCAACAAGATCTTCCAATTCGTCTTCATCTAACAACTGGCCGTAAGCTGACCGCAAAAGCTCTTCCATGGCTGTTAGGTCGTCGGTCCATTCGTCTTTATGCGAGTCGCTTTTGATTACCGATAAAATGTAAGTAGGCGTTTTTCCAGCTTTGAATCCCGTAATCTTGTATGTCTGCCCTCTGGGTAATAAAACTTCTTTCTCTTTCGTTCCCGCCGTCAAATCCAATGCCTTTTGTCCGGCTTCCAATTTAATTTCAAACATTGCGCCGGTCTTGGTGGTTAAAGCCATCGAAAATTGAGACGCCGTTTTTTCGTTTGGACTTGCAGACCAATAAGTAGGCATTTTAATTTCTTTTCCAATTCCCTTTTCGCCAAGTTCTCTAATTCCTTGAATGTTATTCATTCCTCTATAAACCGTTATTGATTCTTTAACTTCGCTTTTATTTAATGCACTATCCAAGTCTTTAACGTATTTTTCAGACTTTTCTTTA